TATCCATACTGAACACCTTTGAAAACTCCATAAAACGATTCTAAAAATTTCAATTTAAAATATCTGTAAAAAACTTAACACGTTATAAATGATTTTTGATATTCAGATCTATTGGTAAAAAAAAAATACCACTTGTTATGGTGATTTTATTTCAATTAGTAACTTGGTTGCTTAAAAAATGGTAAAGTATCTGCAAGTTGAGTTTGCCATGTTCTATCAGGATTAAAACCAACTTCGATGATATCTTCTAATACTTTTTCATAATCCACGATTGTTTTTGAAATGTATTCAAAATTTTCCTTCAATTCAAAAACTTCTTCTGCGATATCTAGGCGACAATCACCACAAATCCTATGTTTCACTCCCTCATATTCTCCCGCATTCCATACACGATTACAGAAACCACATGAAACACTACTTATTCTTAAAATTCTCGGATACTCGAAAAGAGGAAACGCTATAACTTCTTCTTCATTTTCAACTGTAATCAAAGATGTGTTAAGAATTTCTTTCAAAGTAGTAATCATCTGGAATGCAAAGTCATTTACATCTGTTTATTTTACCAAAAAAAATTTCAATTTATGAAGTATTTTTATCTCTAATCTTTATTAATGATACAGATGGAATATCAAAGAAGAAATATAAATTGAAGTTTAAAAATAACATGGTAAACATAAATAAATAATGAATAACGTCCAATACCGAAATTATACTATTACTGCCTTGAGAGAAGAATGTAAAAAGCGTCATATTAATAATTATTCTAAACTTAAAAAAGATGAACTTATTAATATACTGGAATGTGATGATCGTAATATTAAAGTAATCTATAAAACTAGATCAAAAAAGGAACCTAACTCCAAATATATCACAGAAAAATGTGAGTGTAGAATGCCAAATACAAAAATCTTCGAATTTATGTGTAAAAATTGTCAAATACGCGTATGTTCGTCTTGTCTTGGTAGCGGACATTGTACAGTTTGGCCTGTTGGCGCTCCTATACAGAAACTCAAATGTGATAAGTGCGGTGGTATGGGAAAAATGTTTTAAAATAAGACACAATAAAGTTACGTTTTTATCTCAAACGCAAAACAAGATGAAGTGTACTTTCTTTCTGAATATTATAATCTGCTAAAGTTCTTCCATCTTCTAATTGTTTACCAGCGAAAATCAAACGTTGTTGATCGGGTGGAATACCTTCTTTATCTTGAATTTTTTGTTTAATATGATCAATAGTATCAGAATCTTCTACATCTAAAGTGATAGTTTTACCAGTAAGTGTTTTAACGAATATTTGCATTTCCTTTTTAATAAAGAACATATTTTTTTAAATTAAACCAATTTTTTTAATCCATTTATCTTCTTACTTAGAGAACTTGCGGATTTTTGAATTGTTTACTGTACCACCAAAAATTTTATCTTATTTTCTGGATAAGTATGATAAGTATGATAAGTATGATATGTTTCCAATCTATTTAGATTGGAAAGAATAAAAATTGCGTTAACTGGGAATCGAACCCAGGTCAAAACGTTGGCAACGTTCTATCATAGCCATTAGACCATTAACGCTGTATAAGGAGATCATCGATAAAATTTATGATTTATCCAGAAGATAATACCATATAGTGGTCTCCTAAATAATATACTATTTCTTTGACACACTTTTTGGTTTTATTCAACCTTATCCGTACTTTTTCTTTCGAAAACAGGTTAGGATCTTGGGAACAGAAAGATTCATTTCAGATACCAACAGCAGTACACATCAGTTTACTTATATTTACCAGAGAACGATCATTAATCGTGATCCCCAAAAAAATTTTCTTTCGAAATTGGGTGGTTAAGTAAAATTTAGAATCAAACCATACTTGGGATATTTTATCTAAACTTCGAAACAAAATTATGATCCGAAAAAAAAATAGATCTCCTTTATTAAATACAATAATCTTTTTAAATTATTTTATTTTTATTAATTGATCATACCAAACCAATTTTGCACCAGAAGATACTTGTGACTTTGGAATTTAAAGAAAACCTCTCACAAGCAAAAATTTCATATTAAATAAAATAGATCTCGATATATACTATATACCCTTTTTACATTACACTTCTCAAAAAGTACTGTAAATACAAAATGTTCGTTTAAAAAACCTGTATACAATTAAATTTTTTCTCAAATATATCTACCGAAGACGATAAAAAATCAGGAGTAATACAATCATTTTATGTAGCAGGAAATCCATTTTAGAATTTCATATCAGCTGTAAAATATAGTTGGAAAAAAATATACCATTTGACCAACGAAGACATTATTATAACATTTGGATATTCATACCTTACTTTTATAAATAGTCCAAATATTTTGATAGCATACTGGAAATCTGATGATATAAGTATGCCACATAATTCAATCAGTTATTGGTCAAAATCCACCGGAGCAAATTACTATTATTGTGGAAGTTCCCCATATTTTTTAACATATCCCACCAAGGACATCTTCCAACTCAGAATTTATATTAATTTCATAAATATTAAATAATACTTTAAAAGAAATAAACCAGCCCTAGCGCGAAAGTTCAAAACCTTTAAAAATTGCTGATACTTTTTTTATAAAATAAAAAATATTAGACTAAATAAATATCATGAATAATATATGCGACTTAAATAGACATTTTTTATCAAAACAATATGGAAATGGACATCACCACTATAATAATCAGCAATTTACTATAGAATTTAATAATAAAAAATATATAATACCACTAAGTCATTTTCAACAACTCGCTCCGATAGATTTAAATGTATCTGATAATTCGGAATTATACGAGCATAACAAATCTGTGAAAAAATTTACAGGAGTACCTATACGGATTTTTTTTGACTTACTAAGTATACCAAGAAATAGATTGATAACTATTGAATGTATGGATAGTTATAAATATACTACTATGGCTGATTTACTCATTCGTAATGAGTGTATACTAGCTTTTAAAGTCAATGATCATGATATATCTTTTAAAGATGAAGGCGGACCTCTTCGGATTATAATACCGGAAAATACACCTTTTTATCACAATAAAGATGTTTGGTGCTGGAAAGTTGAAAAATTTATTATTCATCCACAACCATTTGAACCTCGTATATTGTGTAAATAACTAGATGTATTTTAAAATTTAAAAAACCTCTCATGAATGAAAGTTATAACTCTCATATCGGAAACAAAATTTTAAAAATGCAGTCCTTCAAGATACCATTCTTGGGATATTTTATCCAAAATCAGCAACAAAAATATGATCCAAACAATCGATCTGCTTTATTAATAAAATCTTTTTATAGAAATCCTCGATAAAAAGGATAAAATAAGGGTTTTTAGCATTTAGATAAACAAATTATTCTCCATATTGAATAAAATGGGTGTCGATATATATATACTCCTTTTTATTGTATTGCTAATTGTATTGCTCTACATTGTACTTGGAACTACAAAAAGTACTGTAAATACAAAATCTGAAACACGAACATTTCTCCGTGTAAACAATCAATGTGCACAAGTAGATTGTACTGTGGACGGCAGCAATTGTTTTTCAGATAAACAAAAGTGCTTGCAAAAAACAATACAACCACCTAAAACACAAGAGACATTTCTTCGTGTAAACAATCAATGTGTACAAGTAGATTGTAAGATTGACGACAGTAATTGTTTTTCAGATAAACAAAAGTGCCTGCAAAAAACAATACAACCACCTAAATCACAAGACACATTTCTTCGTGTAAACAATCAATGTGTACAAGTAGATTGTACGATTGACGACAGCAATTGTTTCTCAGATAAACAAAAGTGTCTGCAAAAAACAATACAACCACCTAAATCACAAGACACATTTCTTCGTGTAAACAATCAATGTGTACAAGTAAATTGTACGGTAGACGACAGCAATTGTTTTTCAGATAAACAAAAGTGTTTTATTTCGGGTTTACCAAAAAATAAATATACAGCTACCGAAGATGATCAAAAATCAGGAGTAATACAACCATTTTATGTAGCAGGAAATCCATTTTACAATTCCCTATCAGCTGGAAAATATAGTTGGAAAAAATATATACATGAAATAAATGATTTAAAAAAAGTTTTAAATCCAACAGTAATAGGTATAGCTGATGATTATGGAGTCGGATGGTGTGGAGCAGATAGTGATGGATCTTTCATGTTACCAAACGGAGACGTCATTATGACATTTGGAGATTCATACCTTAATTTCATAGATAGTCCAAATATTTGGACAGCATACAGGAAAGCTGATGGTATAAGTATGCCACATAATTCAATCAGTTATTGGTCAAAATCCACCGGAGCAAATTACTATTATTGTGGAAGTTCCCCATATTTTTTAACATACCCCACCGAGGACATCTGTCCAACTGACTTACCAGCTAAAAATTTTTCGGATATGGAGGCATTTTACAAACAAATTCCATGGTGGGGTGAACCGACAGGTTGTAGTAGTTTGATTCAGCCTAAAACTGATTTATCAATAAAAATAGCTTGGTTGTATGGTGGAATGACAAATTATTCAGGGAACCTATCATTATTATCATCAGTTATATATGGAGGAGATATTTATAAAAATCAGTTTGTTGAGGTAAAAAATGCATTTGACAATTCTGGTTTGAAGTTAAATCCATTTTTATGGGATAAAAACAGCGTAAAAGTAGATTTTCCGCAAATAATCCAACCTCTTAATACTTTTAATGTTGCTTCGATTACTTATGAGAAAATTTTTAAAGATGAAACAGATGATAGTTATGTTTTAGTGGGTTGTGAAAACAAAAAACCTTTTGGAACTAGTTTATATATTGTAAAAGGATCATATGATGAGTTAATTAACTGGAAAAATTTTAAAATTTGGAATGGTACAAATTGGGAAATGATATCAGATCCACAATCTTCGAATAGTGTACTATTTCCGATTGTGATAAAAAATGATAAACTATTTGGAGGATCCAATGTATCAGAAATCTATTATATAAGAGATGAGAAGTCTTATGGATTTTTCTCCCTTGGAAGCAACTTTGATAAAAATGGTGTAAAAAAATGGTGTATTTTCAAGTATAAATCTATATCGAAAAAATTAGAAGGTCCTTATGATATAGATAATACTTTTGAATATTTCTTACCTGATTGGGTAAATGATAATCCAACATATTATAATGTGTACGCTTTGCGAGTACACCAGGCATTGTTAAGCAAAGTTTCTGATCCAACTGGAAAATTGGAATGTATAATAAGTTATGTTGCTCAAGCAGTTTTTCCAACGCATTCTTCACTGAGTTTTGCTGAGGGAAGTGCATTTTATAACTACTATCCCCAATTTATCATGATTTATAAAAATTAAATATATTACAAAGATGGAATATTTTTGCAAAGAGTCTGAAACAATAGAATTCCCATACCTATATAACCGTGCTTCGGGAGACAAAATAAGACAATGGAGAATTCTTATACGTGTGACGACAGTTGATATGATACAAGTGCCTATAAAAGATGTGTATTTAAATGATCTACCAAACAATCTCAATGTTATTTATTGGACTGAATCAGGAGTTTACAATGGAAAACAAATGAAATCTAAACACACGATATGTAAAGAAACTAATATCGGAAAGAAAAACTTCAAAAATGCTTTTGGTCAAGCTATATCGATAGCCAATTCAAAAGTAGAAAAAAAAATAAAAGAAGGATTTGTGATAGATCTTGAATTAAAATCTCCACACAGTTTATGGTTTCCCATGTTGGCACACAACTATAAAGAATATTCGACTTTTATTAAATATCCCTGTTTTATACAGCCAAAATTAGACGGTATAAGATGTATTTCCACAATTGTTGACAAAAAGGTCGTTATGTATAGTAGATCCAGAAAAGAATTTTCATATACAAATGACCTGATCAAAAATATACAAAAGGAATTACAAGTTATTTTACCTCAGTTTTCGTCTGAAAATGAAAAGATCTTTGTAGATGGAGAACTGTACAGTGAACGACTTACACTTCAAGAAATAAATCAATATACACGAAAGAATAAATATGATAAGGAGACTGAACTGATAGATATACAATATCATATTTTCGATATAATGTTTCCATCTCGTTTAGATACTTTAAATTTTGGAAATAGATTGAAAATAATGCAAACTATTAAAGAAACAGAACTGATTAAAATCGTTCCAACATATCTGGTGTCAAATGAACCCGAAATTGATGAAAAATACAACAAATTCTTAGATCTAAAATTCGAAGGTGCAATAATTCGCTCACAAGAAGGTTTATATCAGTCAAGTTGTGATACTAAATCACAATTAAGGTCAAAGGATCTTTTAAAAAGAAAAGAAGTCTATAGGGGAGAATATCCAGTCGTTGGTTTTACCTGTGGTTCACATGGTAATGAGGTAAATTCTGTGATTTGGATATGTGAAGCAGAAAATGGTTTAAAATTTAAAGTTACTCCAAACGAAAGTTTTGAAAAAAGAAAACTATTATATGCAGACTGTTTACAATCTTTCCATAAATTTAAAGATCGGATGATTTGTGTTGAATATAGATCCATGTCTAAAGACAAAATACCACAACACGCTAAAGCTATATATTTTAGAGATATCGAATAAACTAAAATGAAAATTAATCTTAACTTTTAAAACAAAAAGATAACTTTTCATTTTGAGGATGGATACATACTTTGATTTTTTTTGCAATTTTTTGACATGTATGGATCTGAACAGTTTGAAGTGTTGTAATAAATATTGGAATATGAAGATTGAAAAAGAGTGGCTGATTGAAAAACTTTCAATTATATACACTTTTGAAAAACAAATACATATACCTAAAAAAATGAGATTTGTTCAGTACTTGGAATTCGTTTTCAATACAGAAGTACAAGAAATTTCTGGGCATAGGAACATGGAAAACGTTTACTCCATTTACATTGATTCCTGTAGATCACTTAATAAAGTGGTTATACCAAATAATATTAAATTTTTACACATTGGTGGATGTCCAAAATTGGATATTATAAAACTATTGGAAGATGTTCCAAATTGTATTACAACACTGCAATTAGTGGATGTCGAACTATGTGATTTTAAACTTAAAAAAACATGGATATATTTGGATTCCTTGGTACTTACAAATTCCAATATTCACTCTCTGGAAATACCAGAAGAATTGCAAAATCTTATATATATCAATATTTCAGGAACAAATATATGTTCTTTAGCATGGTGTAGTTCTAACGAAAATGTAAAAGATACCGAGTTTTATAGCTATAACCTTAAAAATAATCTCAATATATACAACGCACCAAATTTGAATATAATCACAAACTGCATGGATAAAATTAATGTTATTAGTCTTCAGACTGTCACTGGAAATATTTAAATATGCAATATGTTATAATGAATGGCATAGATCCTACACATAAACAAAGCATCCAAATATATTTATCATTAATACGACGTGCTCTCCTTATTTCTCTGATATCTCTCCGGAATATTTCACCATCTCCAAAAACCCACTGTAGTATTAGTATTTTGTTTTGTTCTTCAAGAGCGTCTCTATTAGGTAAACATCTTCTACAATATGGACAGGATGCTATTTTCTTATCACATATCGTGCACCAAATATTGGAACAATCCTCGCAATAACTAAATTCAGAACAAATATAAGCACAAATGGGACATTCTTTTGTGATCGTTTTGTATTCCTGATATAAACTCATTTATTATTAAATTGGATTTCTTTTTTTGTATTATATCAACTTAAAAATAAGGATTGAATAATTAAATGGATACTTACTTACTCGGTTGTTTAATAAATTTTACATTTAGTGAAGTCGAAAACGATAAAATCATAGTACATAATGAGAGATGCTCAATAAGCCATCTCATCTCCATAAAAGATGAAATCGTCTCACTATATAACAATAAATATTTATGCTCAAATATTTTTCATTACCCTTCTAAATCTTCGTTTACATGTAGTAATATTTTTGACGTTATAAAGGATTTTATGATATATGATCAAGTAAATAATAAGTTGAACATAAAAATCTGTACATATGATGATTTATGGCAGTTTATCTCGGGATTCGTTGACACAAATTCCAAACTCACCATTGAAGGTGATGACATTAAATTAGAAGTTTTTTCTGATTCAAATTTATTTCTCGAATGGCTTTCGTCTAATTCGATTCCGAGCAACTTGGGATCTAATGTACTTACATACTCATTCACAAACGTTATAGATTTATATGGAAAATTAATACCTTCTTCTCATTTAAAAAAAGAAATCGGATTTTTTATCAACAAATCGAAGAAACCCTGTGTATTTTATAAAAGAAATAAAAATGCCATAAAACCCACTAAACTAATGTATTCCGATGTCGGTTACGATTTATCCATAATTCAAAAAACAAAAGTCTTAAACTCAAAAACTGCATTATGGGATACGGGTATAGCACTACAAGTTCCCTATGGATATTATGCTGAAATCGTACCCAGATCTTCCATTTCGAAATCTGGGTACATACTCTCGAACAGTATCGGTATTATTGATCGTAGTTATCGAGGAAATCTTTTCGTTGCTTTAACTCGTGTATCAGATGATGCTATAGATATAGAAAGTAATCTTCCTTGGAAGTGTTGTCAGATTGTTTTCAGAAAGCAGAATTTCGTGGATTTAGAAGAAGACACGGACGAGAGCGGTTTCGAAATGACAACTCGAAACACTGGTGGATATGGTTCAACCAATGAGATTAAAAAATAATACTTTTGTTTAATAAAATGGGTGATTATTTTATAAATACTCAGAAATGGAAAGATTTTTTTGCTATATTTTGTAAACAATATATTACTCCGAGTACGTATAATGTGGATTTATCTTTTTTAATTACATGTTCACGTTCAAAATGTTACGACGCAGTAATGTTTATTTTAAAAAATTTTATTCAAGATGAGCAAATCAACCATCAGAATTATATTCGGACATTGTTATGTTTCAAAGACAGTATTATTTATGACATATGTAAGTTTATATTAAATAGTCCAACATCTTTTCCATCTTGGTTTCAAGTTTTGTTGAAACCAAAAACAACAACAGATATTTCGCCAATTGAATATACGGCAGGATGGCTTTTTACAACACGTACATTTTTTATATCAACTTCAAATTTGTCTCAGTTACTTCAAGGAGATTTAGAATTTATAACTAATATTAAAAATATATCTATATTTCTATGGAAAGATGTTTCAATTAAACCTTTTCAAAAAAATGATTACTTGGATCCAACTTTCATTGTGGATTTTTTAAATCAAAATATATCCAACATAGACACTGATTATGAAATATATGATACATTACTCGGTATGTGTACTTGTCAAAGTTCTTTACAATATACCCTCATTCGCGATATTTTAAATGATTATAAAGCTGTTACGGAAGAAGAAAAACAACTAATCTCCAATGTTAAAGACAAAAAAGATTATTCGAGTATGTTGATGTTTACCAAACATTATATCGATTTATATATCATAGCCAAAAAACCAACGTACAAAATAAAAAATTGTCAACAAAGTGATACCACTGGTTTTGGTTCTACGTTTCAAAAGGATTATATATCTGTAGATATGTTTGTAAAATATTACAACTTTAATCCATCAATAACACCAGCTCTTTTTTTACAAGGTCCATTTTCATCTTTTTTGCAAATTACTGTACTTAATGATATACTTGATAATTACAGTGGTGATTTCACCTATCTTATCGCAGCTTTAACCACTCAAGATACGAATTTATCACATCAATTTGGGGATGTTTTTACTCTTGATAAAACTTCATATGGCTTGGTAAAAGATTTCAGAGAGTTGATCCTTTTTAATATGGATAATATTATAACTTTTTTCAAAGGTATAAATCAATATCTATCATCGATCGATAAAGATAAATTTGAACATTTTAAAACTATATTAACGAAGTTGATGAAAGGTTCAATTCTAAAGTATTTCTCACTATCTACTTCTAATATAAAAACAATATCAGATTTTTTTAACAACAAAGACAATAAAAAAGGTATAGATAATTTAAACAAATTCTATCAAGAAATCATAGATCCAAAAACAGTCGCGTTTTTTTCAGCCGAAACATATAAACAATATTTTTATTGTGATGGAAAAGGTGTTTGTAGTTTATATACGAAAGGTGACTGTACAAAAAATCAACCAAACTGTTACTTAAATGATAGAACATGTGAAAACAACTGTATAAGTGTTACTAAATATGCTTGCATTGATGGTACCTGTCAATATATAGATCCATCAGAATGTGGTAAAAATATATCATGTTATGACTCTAATTTGTGTGATAAAAAATGTGATATAAATTACGCTTGCAGAGAAACCCGTATAGGTAAAAAAAGATGTGAACCGATTTACGACGCTTCGGATTGTGGCTCACTAGGAGGTTGTATAAAAAATGATCCACTTTGTCAAAAAAAATGTCCGAATTTTTCTATGTACATATGCGGTGATGATGAAAAATGCAAAGAAGTTAGTATTTGTCCTCCGGGTTCAAATTGTCTCACATCTTTATCGGACTGCGAGAAAATATGTACACCGAAATCTAATTCAAATATCGCTGAAAAACCAAAGTCATATATATGGGTAGTTATAACATTTGGAGTATTGGGAATTATAATTTTGATTATTGTATTTTTAATTAGAAAAAAAAAGAGATTATAAAAAGCTTTCATATCTCCTTAATGCTTTTTGAAAATAATCATCAAATAGATCGTCAGATAAAAAACTGAACTTTGTCCTTAACTTGGATATTATTTTTGGTAATGAATGTGCTTTAAAAGTGAGATATTTTATCCTAAATTCAGTGTTGTCAATCTCATCAATCATATTATCCAAGATAACATCTTTATTCTCATCTTCGAATAAAGATTTATTGATAGTATTTTTAAAATATCGAAAAAATGATACCCATTCATCTTCATAAAAGAGATTGTCGTCTTGATACACTACTTGGTAAATATTTAAAATTCGATGGTAATAACCTGTTGTACACATCCATGTATTTTCATGTTCTTTTTTTATAGATGATGATGTTATATCTTGAATCAAGAGTAGTTTTAAAGAATCAGATAAGTATAACCATATACTTAGAATTAAACTTAGAAGTGTTATGTTTTGACTCGGATGAAGAGAGGTTTTATCATTTACAATTCGTTTGTTAAAAAAGTTAATATGATCTTTATACTCTGAATTAATAATAAAATCATAAATATCATTCACTTTACATTTCTTATTCTTTTCTACAATAGCTGAAACTATATCTATTTTTGGAAGTAGTATGTGAACATTTTCTTTGTGATCAAAAAATTCTGTGTTACTTAGTACGTCTTCACTTATATTCAAGAATTGTAAAGCTTTTTGTTTAGCAACTGCACCGGTATCTTGAGATAACAAAAAATCTGCACAATTAGATTTTAAGTTGTACGACACTTCATTATTCTTCATAATATCCAAGAACCACTGTATATATTTACTCTTATAATTTTTCGATACCAATGACCATAAATTTTTCATGATCTGTATCTGATATTCGAGTTCACGATCAATTTTTCCAACTTTATGAAATAAAACCATGTATGCATGTATTTTCAAGTATGGATTCGAAAACATTTCTATATAAGAAATTCTAACTTGAGTATCAGGTATTTTGCTTAGTAAATACAGAGAGTGTCTATACATATCACAGGATTCTGCGATCCTTATCCTTCGTGATATACTAATTTTTTCATATAAAATTAAAAAGTAGATATACTCCTCAAAAATTTTTACTGGAGTAATATTAAAAGCCGAACATATGATTTCTAATACTTCATTTAGATCTTGATCATCTAGCAATGTTAAACTATCTATCCTGTCTTGTAATGATCGACTCATATCGAGACAATTTTCTAATTTACAATTATACATATTTCAACCATATACTTATGTATTTATTTCGTTTTATTGTCGATGCAGATCTTTGTCTGTTCATAAAAAAACTGTTTGACTCTATACTGACTCTGAGATATATTATTTACAGTAAATGTATCTCCCACATATATCCGAAAGTCCTGTTTATATATCGAGCCAAATCGTGTGTCAATAAAATCAAAATGGATTAAGGTCAAAGGTATTTTATGTTTCATTGCTATATGAAATATTCCCGAGTGCATTTTTCCATAGTTAAAACGTTTAATATAAGGTGATTCACACGGATAGCAGAAAACAAATTTATTTTCTTTTACAGCTTTTATAATATTATATTCCACATAACTAAAAGCATCTTTTTTTGTTGTCTCAATACAAGTAACAACTCTGTTAAACGAGAATATATTATTCAGAGTTTTCTTCATTACAAAAACAGTTTCTCTCGGAATTAAAACCGCAGAAACACTTTCAAACCTATCTGAACCATAATTAGCCAAAATTATTGAAGGCTGATTGGGTAATTTATGGAAGTTATCACGTATATAAAAATGTTCTTTGAAAAGTTTTCCCACATCTTTTTTTATCGTAAGTCGATTTGATCGATTGATAATAAGAAAACCCTGAAGCAGAAAAGAAATATTTCTCCTGTAAATGAAAAGACATATAAGTACTATGGAATATTTTATACTTGTTGAAATAGATAGACAAAGTATTGAAATACATAATACCAGTACAGTCGATGTAATTGATAGTAGGTAGTATGTTTTTTCGTGTGTATAATTATGTATACTGGGAATAATACATAAGCAACATATACATAGAATAAAAGCGATCGAATTTATAAACATTTATTGGAAATTATTTGATGTTAATAAATAAATACATGTTTTCTGGGATATATAAATCAACTAATAACTATTATAGTATAAATCATGCTTATGAATTACCTTTGCCAAGAGGAGGTTATTGTGGAGATCAGAAAAATTATCGTACAAAACCGAATCCCACTGTACATTTATCTTCAAATGAGTTACATGAACCTTTTTTAAGTAATACCGTTGGACCAGTAAATAATCTTTTTAATAGACTTCAACAATCAACCCAACCAAAAGAAACTAATCTACCAGATTCACATATTAAATCTGGATTTTCTTTACATGAATACTTGGATTATTACACTACGGCTCCAGCAGGAGCTGCCAATCCTTCTAGTTCACAGCCTGTCATTTACCCCACAAAACCAACTAGACCCGGACAAAGTGAGTATTACAGTACCGCTCCAGCAGGATCTGCCAACCCTTCTAGTTCACAGCCTGTCATTTACCCCACAAAACCAACTAGACCCGGACAAAGTGAGTATTATGAAAAATTGGAAAATGAACGATGTCTTTCGTGTGGAGATATCCCAAACAATAAAATAACCGATACTGATGCTAAATATTATTGCACAAAACCATATTATGTCTGTGGATTAAGTAATCCATTCTTTGAAAAATAATTTTTACTTAGAATAAATGGCTAATCTCAGTAAATTTAATGAAAAATTTCCATGGATACAAATATTTGTAGTTTTCAGTATACTTGTATTTATAGTTAGTATTTTGATATCAAAAGAGATAGATAAGGGTTCAATACCTGCAAATCATAATAAAGTTAGAAGTATAAATTCTGTCATATATACTTTGTCTCTCATAGTTTTAACTTCAATGATAAGTATATTTTTTACAAGACAATTAGGTTGCAGAGAATCTACATCTGGAAAAAGTTTCGCTATTGTTGCAGAAGCTGGTGTTATTCTATTTTCTATAATAGTTCTGATTTTATATATCTCAATATTAAATAATTCAGACATGGAATTCTTGAAAAATACAAATGTGAAAAGTTATGTCACCATGAATGTTGTGATCATTTCAATGGCACTTTTGTTTGGTGGTTATACATTATATGAATCTATAAGGGATAGATAAATTGATTTTAATAACATTGGGATATCTTCAAGAAAAGAATGGTGACAACAATCAAAGAAACTTTGATTTTTTTATTTCAGATGCAACTTCAAAATTTTCTCACTGAAGTACAGATAACAAAATTATTGGAGAATATAGAAACAGATCTACAAAATACTTGTAAACATACTATACAGATGGGAAAAAATTCGGGTTCGATTTGTAATAGAAAATGTCCGGGTTTTGCATACTGTAAAGTACATATGAAATTGTATGATGGTTCCCAAAAACAATGTAAGTATCTAAGCAAAAAAGGTTTACAATGTAAAAAATTTTCTGAAAAAATGTATTGTAAAAGTCATTCTCACCTTCATGATAATGAGGATGAAAAAAAGGTTCCTGAAGTGGTGACAGAAGAACTACCTGAGGTTCCTGAAGTGGTGACAGAAGAACTACCTGAGGTTCCTGAAGTGGTGACAGAAGAACTACCTGAGGTTCCTGAAGTGGTGACAGAAGAACTACCTGAGGTTCCTGAAGTGGTGACAGAAGAACTACCTGAGGTTCCTGAAGTGGTGACAGAAGAACTACCTGAGGTTCCTGAAGTGGTGACAGAAGAACTACCTGAGGTTCCTGAAGTGGTGACAGAAGAACT